GAACGGTGGTTCCCAAATTCGGAACCGTGGTTCCCAAATTCGGAACCGTGGTTCCCAAATTCGGAACCGTGGTTCCCAAATTCGGAACCGTGGTTCCCAAATTCGGAACCGTGGTTCCCGATTTCGGCTTGCGCGGGCGGCAAAAAAAAGGGCGGCCCTTCGGCCACCCGTTTGGCTTTGCGCCCTTCTTTTAGGGCGTGCCGACCGTTTCCCCCCCTGGCCTTTCCCTTCCGGCCAGGAACGCGCTAATCGTGGCTTGTATGGCGGCTTCCCTTTGCTTGGCGAGTTCTGGGTTTTCGTTTTCCCATCGTTTCCTCGCTTCGAGTTCGGCGGTTATCCTGGCGTGGTCGAGCGCGTTGCGTGTCCTTTCGTGTTCGGCCCTGTAGTCTGTCATGAACTCGCGGAACCAGCGGCACAGGTCTGGGAGGCGGAGGTTTCCGTAGAGCTCGTAGTGGCCGCGTTTGACCCGCGCGAGGAACGTTGCGATGTGGTCTGGTGTGGCGTCTGGGAACTCGTCGTAGAGGCAGTCGAGCCATTCGCGCGGTGTGTTTGGGTTCAGCTTGCCCTCGAATCCGCAAATGGCGGCTGTCGCCTCCACTGCGGCTCCGGCGGCTGCGCTTAGGGCTGCGGTGAGGTGTGGGGACTGCCTTATTTCGGCGAGGGTAATTGTTCTGCGCTCAATCACCGCCAAACAGAGACCATTCAGCGAGCTGTGGGGCTTCGGGGCTGGGAGCGTTTCTTGTGCTGGGTTGCTGGGGTATGATTTGGGCGAAGATTCCATGGCGTATGATGGTTTGGGTTTGGTAGGCGTGTTCGAGGGTTTCGGTTTCTTCCTGGGTGAGAGGTGCGTTTGTGATGGTGTTCCATTTGGCGGTGAGCATACCCATGTACTGGTTTCGGCACCAGCGTGCGGTTTGCGCGTCTATGTCGTTTTGGGGCTGCGTGTTCTTGCCGTTGGGGTTGGCCGTCCGCCGTTGCTCGTTGAGGAGGGCCTCCCATTTTTCGCGGAGGCTTTTGAGGGAGGCGACCACGACAGGGTACTGTATTTTGTCGGGTTGGCGCTGCTGGAGGTATTTGAGCATGGCGATGAGCGCGTCGTGGGGGACTTTGTCGATGGCGACGAGCTTCCGTATGGTGTCGGCGTCGCTGCGGCAGGCCCTGGATTTCGGGCCGTTCATCTGGGTGATTGCGGCTGCGAAGGCGTTTGCGGCCTTAAGGCAGTCGACGGGTTTCCCGTTTGCGTCGGGGAATATCCAGCTTTCCGGTGGCCTTGGCTTTTTCCTTGCGGGGGGTTTTGGCGGCGGCGCCGCGTCGGTTTCCGGCTGTGGCGGCTGCGGCGGCTGCGGCGGGCTTGCGGGGGCTGTTTGCGCCTGCGGCTGGGTTTGCGGCTGGGGTTGCGGGGGCGTTTGGTGGGCCTCGCCGGGCGTTTCACTGAATTCGACCTTCCAAACCCATCCCGTTCTGGTGGATTGCGTTTCGCCTATTGCGTCGAGCTCGTCGAGCCATTTCCGGATTCCCTTTGGGGTGCACCCCATTTCGGCGGCGAGCGTGGACAGGGGTGCGATGCAGGCCCCTTCCTGGTTTGCGAGCTGTTGCATCCTGCCGTAAAGCAGGGCGGCCCAGGGGCTTATGGCCCCGTTTGTTGCGGCCTTGGCGATTCTGTCGGGGATTGTCATGGTTGTGGGGTGCTGGCCTATCCCGTGGGTTTGGGGGCCGTTGCGTTTTGCTGGTGTGGAGAATTGCGTGGCAAGTTTAGCGCGGACCCGTTGCCCGCGCAAGGGGGGGGGGGGGGATGCGCGAAAAAAAGCCCGGGCTTGTTGCGCAGCCCGGGCAGTACAATTAACCACACTTACCACAACCACGCTGCTATGGGGCAGCAGGTTACTGGCTCCAGGCCCCGGCTCGCGCCGTTACCGTGGTGCAAATATAGCATGCGGCGGCGCGGCCCGCAAGCCATAAGTTTTTTTATTTTTTTTTTGCGCGGCACCCTTGCGCGGGGGCGTGCCGGCTAGCTAGCTTTGCCCCAGCAAGCGGGGCCCTTTGGGCGGCTTGGGGTGGGCTGGTTGCGCTGCGTCCCAAGCCTATGGCCCCGCCGCCACACACCATAACCCTTCTGTTGATAGGAAATGCCAGTTGCGTTCGATTTGTGCCTTGGGGACTGCATGGAGTATATGGCGTCCCTTCCCGACTCCAGCGTGGACAGCGTGGTAACCGACCCGCCGTACGAGATAGCCATACACAACAACCAGTGGGACTCGACAGGGATTGCGCACAGCAAGGCTTTGTGGGCCGAGTGCATGCGCGTGCTGAAGCCTGGGGCCCATTTGGTGGCGTTTTCCGCGGCGCGTACGTACCACAGGCTGGCGTGCGCGGTGGAGGATGCCGGGCTGGAGATCCGCGACCAGGTCCTGTGGCTGTATGGGAACGGCTTCCCCAAAGGGGCGGATGTGTCGAAGGCTGTGGACGCGTGGCATGGGGCCGAGCGCAGGGTTGTGGCGTACAGGTACCTGGCCCCGGTTGGTGTCGTGGGGGGGCAGAAGGCGGCGCGTTCCGCTGGCGGCAGAGGGCTGGTCCCCATCACCGAGCCCGCGACGGAGGATGCGGTGCGGTGGGATGGCTGGCGGACCGCGCTTAAGCCGGCCCACGAGACTGCGGTGCTGGCGCGCAAGCCGTTCTCTGGGGGCCTTGCGCAGAACGTGCTTGCCTACGGCACAGGCGGTTTGAATGTAGGCGCGTGCCGCGTGGATGGCGGGGTGCCCGCCGGGGCACTGGAGCCGCTTGGCTATGCCCCGTCCCCTGACGGGTCCGGGGATATCCCCATCGCCCCGTACGGCGAAGACAGGTACCCGACCAACGTCCTGTACGACGGGTCGGAAGATGCCGCCTCCGTCCTCGGCGGGTTCCAGAAGGCCTTTTACTGCGCCAAAGTCGTCCCATCCGACAGGTGGTTTGGGGTTGCCGGCAAGCGGAGGGCGGGGATGGAGTTTCCGATCCACCCGACCACGAAGCCAATAGCGCTTATGCGCTACATATGCAGGCTGGTCACCCCGCCCGGCGGCACCGTCCTGGACCCGTTTGCAGGCAGCGGCACCACCGGCGTGGCCGCGATGCTGGAGGGTTTCACCTTCAAGGGTGCGGAGCTGGACCCCGATTTCCACGGCCTGGCCGTTGCGCGGGTGGAGGCGGCGCGCGGCGTTGGGCACCAGCCATCCATGTTCTGAAACGACAATTGCCACTAACCACACGCTTTTATGGGGAAAGAAACCAAACTCGTTCCGCCGTCTCCCGGGGCGGCAGCCGCGCTGCGGTTCAGGGCGCAGAACCTTGCGATGCTGGCCGCTTTCTATGCGCCCGGGTCGCGCGTCCACGCGTCCCTTTGCGCCGGGAGCCTTTTGCTGCTGGCGCTTTCCGATAGGCATTCCGACCTCCACCCAGTATCTGACCGACGGTCAGCTTCTGACGCAGCGGGGGTGCCGCTGTGATGTGGGACAAAGAGGCAGAGCGGGCCTACGATGCCAAGCTAGGCGTTGAGAGCCGCGTGGACTTGACCGTTTTTATTCCCCCGAAATCGGGGGAATAGCTATCTTTGTACCCTCAATGCCCCAGAATGCAGCGCAATCTGGGGCACTTCCACGGGGCGGTACTTCCGTTCCGAAAAGCCCTCGGTTTTAACCGGGGCAAACATAGGCCCGCTAACGTAGCGGGCTTTTTTGTGCCCTAAAATATATTTTGCTTAACTATTGTGTAGTAACGGATAGTTGCGCAACTTTGCACTATGGATTCACGGGGGTTCTTAGACGCTATCAAAGCGCACACTGGATTAGATAGCCATTACAAGATACACTGCCTGTTTGCCAGCCTTGGTCTGCCAGTGCATCAAGTATCGCTATCCAAATGGCACAACCGAAAACAGTGCCCCTCACTTGCCAAGGCCGCGCAAATCGCCGAGGCCGTGGGACTGCAAATCACCATCACCCCTAAGCCGAAGGACGATGAGCCGCCGCCCGGCTCCGGGCCGCCGCCCTTGGCTACAAGAACGTGTCCCAGCACGCCGCCGACGCATTGTTATTGCTACCATAACCCTATCCACTATGAGCAATAGGTTTTTCGTGCACACCAACAAGGCGGGCGTGCAAATGGTGTACGCCCACCGCATCCTCAAGTCAAGAATCCCCAACGCCTAGCATCGACTATGGACTCCCCCAGCCCCCCTTGGGTAATGATGCCCATCTTCACCGCCGCGCAACAGCACGGGCTACTCACACCACGCGGATGATACTCAACTTTATGACCACGTTCCCGGACAAAGTGCCGGGCATCGGTGGAACGCCTACTGAGTTCCGCCGCAAAATACTGGGATGTGCAACAGTCAATACTCAAGCGCACCACTATTCAGCGAACGACCTAAACCACGTGCCAGCCAAACTCCACACCATCCGCGAAGACGCCAAGGGGCGGTGGAAGGCGGGCAACAAAATCCACTTTGCCCAAGGCGGCTACACCCGCGGCCGCGTGTTCGCCGAGGCGGTTTGCACGGGTGTCCAGCCCATCGAGATGGACTTTTCTCGGGGCGAACGGGTGTGGATAATAGATGGGGGCGACGGGAGATTGATGCGGGCGCACGAAGTCGAGCGCATTGCGGCAAACGACGGGTTCCGGGACGCGGCGGACTTCTACGCGTACTTCCGCTGGGCCTGCGATGGCACGAGCTTCCGCGGCAAGATTATCCACTGGACTGACACACGCTACTGATGATGAAAGCAACGTACAGAGAGGCAAACGGCGCATTGAATGCGAATTGGCTAGTTGCATTTGACACAATCGAAGACACGGATTATTTCGTGGGCTTTTGCTGGACGGCAGCGCAGGACGGGGTTGAGGTAGTGCGCATTGGCAACGCGAGCCTTATGCTGGTTATGCCGGACGATAACCCCAACCCCTTCACAACGGGCGTGCTTCGCCCCGGCGCGGCGGTGGTGGCGGCGGAGCTTGGGGCTGTGCTAGTAGCAAAGGACGTTGATGGAGACGGATATGATGCTTTCTTTTGCTGGCATCCAACGCTTGATTGCATTCATAACGCGGATGCAAATGGCAAACCTATTATAGGCCCGTGTGCCTCACTTATGGATATGCGCATCCACTCATTCCCCCCCTTCACCGAACCCCTATGCGATTCTTCAAACACCTGAACAAGTCGGGCAAGTGGCTGGTGGCGGGTGAACACCACAAGCAAAAGATCATGGCCCAATGACTTAAACCACCAACCACACTCAAATGACTAATACTCAAATAATTGACCTTGCTCTATCCAAAAACGCATGTTCGGAAGGTATAGGAGCGTACAAAAATTGGCGTGGCACCTACGTTGATTTCGCGTCAAAGTACCCCGTATATGCGTTATGGATGCACCAGTACGCATCGGATTTGTTGCCTCCAAACGTGTTAGAAACCTGTTCGCTTGAAGAACCAAACAAAGCCATTGTCTACTGCGCACGTTTGTTGCCAATCGAACTACTTGAACGATGTGCGTTGCGCGCATGCAGTGAGGCACTTACATATTGCCCGGATCTACTGTCGCCAAACCTGCTCGTCAAATGCGCATGGTTAGCACCTGTACAAGCGTTGCAAAATGCAGCGAAACTATTGCCGCAGGACGTACTTTCCGAAATTGCATACGAATACCCAGCCGAAGCGGTTACTTACGCTGCGTGTTGGTTACAAAAGGGCGTACTAGAAGACTGCGCACATAAAGCACCTCGTGAATCCGTGCAATACGCCGCGCATCTGCTTTCCCCGGACGTGCTGGAATTGTGCGCGTGCAAAGCCCCCCGTACGGCAATTGAATGCTGCGCGCACTTGTTGCCGGATGACTTACTGGAAAAATGCAAACGTTTCGCTGGTCTTTCAAACAACAATACCACCAAAACAAAGACCAACTAACCCTATGACAAAGCAAAAAATCCTCGAGATCGCTGAAAAGAAAGGCGCATGCGATAGTGGGATATGGGCATTCCAATGAAACTCCCCTTTGTGATCCTAAGCCGACGCAAGTATGAGGCGGACAAACGAACCGCCCACGCGGCCAATCAACGGCTTGCCGATTATGCCAAAAGACTGTTGGCTGAACGAGAAATTGAGCCAATGGAAAAACTGGTTGAATGCCTGGTTGATGCCCTGTTGGTGTCTGGCACTTCGGACGTTGATTCGTGCATTGACTTTGCTGTTTCACTTGCTGTCCCGCTAAACTATGTCTAAGCGAGAAGACGAACGTACCACTAACCACACGCTTTTATGGGGAAAGAAACCAAACTCGTTCCGCCGTCTCCCGGGGCGGCAGCCGCGCTGCGGTTCAGGGCGCAGAACCTTGCGATGCTGGCCGCTTTCTATGCGCCCGGGTCGCGCGTCCACGCGTCCCTTTGCGCCGGGAGCCTTTTGCTGCTGGCGCTTTCCGATAGGCATTCCGACCTCCACCCAGTATCTGACCGACGGTCAGCTTCTGACGCAGCGGGGGTGCCGCTATGATGTGGGACAAAGAGGCAGAGGCGGGGCTGCTTGCCTCCGTCCTGCGCCACCCCGCCGCCGCCGCCGCGCTGTGGGACAGGCTTTCGGCTGGCCTTTTCACGGACCCACCCGCCGTGTGCGTACAGGATGCCGTGTACGCGCTCTGCGCGCGGGGCGATGTCCCGACCCTGGCCACCGTTTCCGCGGAGGTGCGGACGCGCGGGGATGTACCGCCCGATTTCACCGGGTACATGGCCATGCTGGGCGGGCGGGAGGCGGCGGAGTCCGATGCGCACACCCTGCTCCCCGTCCTCGAGGCGTACAAGGTGGCGCGGGATGCCGTCGCGGCGGCGCAGTCCGTCGCAGCCGCGGTGCCCCTTGGCCCCGTGGCGGTGGCTGGGGCCGCCGCCGATGCGGCGGCGCGGCTCCAGGACATAGCGGCGGCCCCGCCGGCCACGGAGCCTGTCCGCCCGGTGGATTTGTCGATGGACGTGGTGCTCGACGTGGAGGCGCGCATGCGGGCCCCCGGCGGCGTCACTGGGGTCCGGACGCACATCGGCCCGCTTGACTCCATGCTGTGCGGGCTGCAGCCCGGCGAGCTTACGATAGTGGGGGCGCGGCCATCGATGGGGAAGACGGCGTTCGCCCTCACGGTGGCGCGCAACGTGGCGGGCGGGGGCGTGCCCGTGCTTTTCTTCTCGCTTGAGATGGGGGCGCGGCAGCTGGTGACCCGGCTTGCCATATCCGAGTCGGGGCTTGACGGCACGCGCGTCCGGCGCGGGGACATTTCCCCCGCGGAGCTATCCGAATTCATGGTGGCTGTTGGGCGCGTCGAGCGGCTGGATATCTACATAGACGACGCCCCCAGCCAGACGATTGGGGCGATCCAGTCGAAGAGCCGCAGGTTCGTGCGCGACAAAGGGGTTGGGCTCATCGTGCTCGACTATTTGCAGCTGGCGCGCGGGCCGGAGCAGGGGCGCAACGGGACGCGGGAGCAGGAGGTGAGCGCGCTTAGCCGCGGGCTCAAGCTCCTGGCCAAGGAGTGCGGGGTGCCGGTGGTCGCGCTTTCCCAGCTGTCGCGGGTGAGCGAGCGGAGGAACGACAAACGCCCCACCCTTTCCGACCTGCGCGAGTCGGGGGCCATCGAGCAGGACGCGGACAATGTGCTCATGCTGCACCGCCCCGAGTACTACGGGGTGGTGCAGGACGAGGCGGGGGAAAGCCTGGAGGGGGTGTGCGACGTCATCGTGGGCAAGCAGCGCAACGGGCCCGTCGGCGAGGTGCGGCTTGCGTTCGACAGCCGCCGCGGTTTGTTCACCGCCCCGCAGCCGTCCGGGCACGCCTTCCATGGCCACAACCCCATTGCGCCGTTCTAGCCATGCGCAGCGACCCACTGGCCATACTGGAGTCCCACGGGATACGGCTCCGGTCGCTTAGGGAGGGCGAGAACCGCGCGGTTTGCCCCGTCTGCAGCGCGGGGCGCAAGAACAGGTCGCAGCGGTGCCTGAGCATACGGAACGACGCGCGCGGACTGGTGTGGTACTGCCACCATTGCGGGTGGCGTGGGTCCGGCCAAACCGGGGCTTCGGCCCCGCGCGCGCGGCAGCCCGAGGCGGCTGGGGAGGCCACGTTCCGCACGGTGCCGCAGGAGCTTGTGGGCCGCACGTGCGCCGCGCGCGAAAGGGAGCCGACCGCCTTGTGCCGGTGGCTTGCCGGGATCTTCGGTGCGGCGCGCGCGGAGGCGGCCCTTTCCCTTTACCGCGTCGGGCGCAGCCGGGCGGGGCATTCCGTGCTGTGGCTCATCGATGCGCACGGGCGCGCGCGGCAGCCAAGGCTCACCGCCTACGCGGAGGATGGCGGTTCCGGCGGGTCGCGCGTGCGCGGCCTCGTGCCCGAGGGGTTCCGGGTCGCCGATGGGTACGCGCCGTGCATGTTTGGGGAAAGCGTGGCGGCGGCGAAGGGCGGGGCCCCCATCGTCTACGTGGAGGCGGAGAAGACCGCCCTGGTGGGGGAGTGCCTGTGCCCGTCGTTTGCGTGGGTGGCCATCAACGGCGCTTCCAACTGGCGGCGCGCGGCGGCCTCCCCGCTCAACCGGGGCCGCTGCGTGTTCGCGATGTTCGACCCGGACGATGCCGGGCGCGAGGCGGAGGCGCGGCTGCGCGCGGCGGTGGACGGCGCAGCCGTGTACCAGGGGCTGGACACGTGGCCGGGCGGCGGCGGCGGGGAGAACCTGGCCGACTACGCGTACAACCCGGAAGGCGTGGAAATGGACCTCGCGGCGCGCACCGAGCTGCGCAGGCCGGCAATGGCCCCCGCCGCCTTCCACGCGGCCGCGGCGGAGCTTGCCGCGCGCATCCTTGCGCACCGGGAGAATTTCCGGTAGCGCCGTGCGCACCGCCTTCGTAACTTGCGCAAGGCAACAACGAAAGACTGGAACGATGGTTACACCCACGCTAGAACAGCTTCAGGCCGCTATGCGGAACCTTGGGTACCCCTTTTTCGAGAAGGGTGTGCAGAACGTGAACACGATTGGGATCCGCGCGGCCCGGCACGCGACGACCGGCAAGCCCGTCACGGACGAGTACATAGACCTTATCGTGCTGGCGTACAAGGACGAGCGGGGGCAGTGGCGCGTGGATGGGCACCCAGCCACCACGGTGCCCGGGCTGCACTACTTCCGGAACCCCATCAACCAGGCGTGGGGGACAGGCGTCCTGGTGCCAGGGTTCTACCGCGGGGTGTACCAGCTGGGGCGGCACATGGGGCTTCCCGCGCTTCAGCAGGCCGGCACGTTCCGCGTCTACCGGGACAGGAACCGGGATGGGTTCCTGGACTTGGTCGACCCGCAGGAATGCGGGCCGGAGTGCGCGTTCAACCTGCACTACAGCTGGGGCCAGCGGAACGTGCACAACGCAAGCGCCGGCTGCCAGGTGGTCCGGTACACGGCGCAAAGCCCCGAGTATTCGGCGCTCATGCACCTGTACAAGTGCGCCGCCGCGCGCTGGGGCAACAGGTTCAGCTACGCGCTGCTGCTGGAGACGGACATCCCCCAGCCTTGATTTTTTTTAGAAAAAGCTTGCGGCGAAATTTTATTCCGCTAATTTTGCCTCGCGGGTACTGGAAAACGGCCCGCGCATGCAATGAGCAACGCCATCGTAGCCGCCATACAGGAGGCCCTCCCCGCCCACGAGGCATCCATCCGGGCAATGCTTGGGGGCAGCAACGCAAAGTATGAGAAGTTCGTTACCTCCGTTTTGAAGGTCGCGGTCGACCCCGCGCTTTCGAGCTGCACCCCGGGGTCGATTCTAAACGCCTCGCTCAAGTGCGCCGAATGGGGGCTGCTGCCGATAAACGGGCACGTGTGGATTTTGCCCAGGTTCAACAGTCGGGCCAACAAGCTGGAGGCCGTCGCGCAGCTGGGGGTTAAGGGGATAAGCGTCCTGCTTGGGCGCGTGAACATAATGGTGGAGTCCGTCCTCGTGAAGGAGAAGGATACGTTCGAGCTAATCAACGATGGGAACGGCCTTCGCGTCCGCCACACCATATACCCTGGCCGGCGCGGCGCGGCCATTGGGGCGTACGCGACGTTCCGCCATAACGGCAACCTCGTGTCGACCCACTACTCCAACATAGACGAGATAGAGGCGGCCATGCTTGAAAGCAAGTCCTACGTGCTGGATGCCAAGGGGGCCCTCGTCCCGGCTCCCAAGAAGAGCGGCCCATGGCTTACGCACCCGGAGGAGATGATGCGCCGCGTCCCGATACTGAGGGGGTGGAAATACCTGCCCATAGAGGACGACGGGGTTGCGTCCGCCATGCTCCACACCGAGTACGCGGAACACGCGGACTTGCATGAAACAAGGACCACCGCCTCGCCCGCGCCACAGATAGCGGCGCCGGCCATCCCATCCATCCCGGCAGGCAAGCCGCCTGCGGCCATCCCCCCGCCCAGCGACCCACTGAAAGACGCCCGCAAAAAGGCGATGAACGCCGTGGCCAAATTCGTGAAGGCGCTTGACAAAGGCGTGGTGGGGATGGTTGGCGATGCGTTCAGGGGGGCCGAAAGCCTGGAGGAGATTGTGTGGGCGCAGGAAAGGCTCCAGGCCGCCTCCGTTTTCGCCGACGACATACAGGCCGGTAGGCTGGACGCCAAGGATGTGGTTGGGCGTTTCCTTGCCTGCAAGAACCAGTACCAGGTTAAGGACGCCACCGTTTTCTTCATTGACGCCATTGGCACACCGCACAAATAACCCCCCATCGTCCCTATGTTTTCAGAAGTGAGGGTGGCATTGGAGGAGGAGGGCAACGCGTACTATTCCGTCCCGGCCCTTTCCAACTCGCTGCTAAAGTCTGTGGATTTCCCGGAGCTTTTCTGCGCGCTTTGGGACTGCCTTTTGACGGGGGCCCCGGACCCGCGCGAGCGGACGGACTCAATGCTGGCCGGCCAGATGCTGGAGGACCTCCTTACCGGCGGCAAGACGGTGTGGGAGCCGCGCAACCGCCGCAAGCTGGAGGATAAGCCAGAGGGCGTGGAATGGCTCCCCGAATCCAAGTACGACGAGACAAAGGCCATTGCGGAGGAGCTGCTCAAGCTTCCCGAGATCCGGTACCTGAACGGTGCCGGTGTTTACCGGCAGGTGGAGCTGTACGCCACGCACACGGCCACTGGGCTGCCGTTTAAGGGGAGGCTGGACGCCTTGTGCCTCGATGGGGACATCCCGTACATCGCGGACCTCAAGCGCCCCGGGGAGCTAAAGAACGACAGGGGGATGGGCTACTGGATGGCGGACTTCGGCGTGCCTACGCAGGGGGCCGCCTACCTGGGGCTTTGCCACGCCGCGTTCGAGGAGTTCGCCCTGCCGGCCAGCCCCACCCAGTTCCTCATTGTGGCCGCTTTGCCCAAGTGGCCGTACGCCGCCCAGGTGTACGTGGCCCTTAGCACGGAGCGGGAAAACGATGTGGCGTATGCCAACTACCTGGCTGGGGTGGAGGCCCTGGAAAGGAAGATGGAAATGGCCGCCGAGATGATCCGGACGGGCGTCCCCAGGCGCGCCCCCCGGGCCATACACATCCCCATCGCCTAAACCGATAAACCCAAACACTTTACAGAAACGGAACATGAAAGGGCTAGAGACCGCCAAAGAGTTCGCCAAGCGGCACGGGTTCACGGATGCCGTCCACCTTGGCATCGAGGGCAAGGTGTGGTTCCTCCGGAGCCGCATAGACAAACGGGTGTGGGCAGCTGAAAACGGGATAAGCGAAAGCTACCTTAGCTCGTTCCTTGCAGGCCGCTACACGACCGCCACCCCCGAGCGCGCCAGGATCCTGAAATGCATGTACGATAGCGGGTTCAGCGGCCCGCCTAAATGCTAAGAAACAACGCCACGCGCACGATGGGCGCGGGCACAACCTTAACCCTAAAAAAACGCACGCACAAATGGAGCTAACAGGAGTACTTTCCAAAAAGCTGGAGGTGAAGACTTTCCCCGGCAAGGATTTCAAGAAGCAGGAATTCGTAGTCACCTATATGGATGGCTCGTACGAGCAGCACATCCTGTTCGAGGCGACCAACGACAGGATGAAGATCCTGGAGGGGGTCGACGAGGGGGACAATGTCACCGTCCAGTTCGACATACAGGGCCGGCAATGGAGCAAGGACGGGCGCGAGGGCTACATGAACAGCCTGCGCGCATACGGCGTGAAGTGCCTGGCCAAGGGTGGCAACGGTCCCCAGGATGTGGGGGACTTGCGCGAGGCGAAGCGCGCCCTGTACAACGACTACCAGAACGAGTTCCAGACGCTTGGGCTGACCAAGGAGGCCGCCACGGCGGCAATTGGGGGGTGCGAGTCGCTGGCCGACCTGGTGAAGCTCCGTTCCAAGTGGAAGGCAGAGATCGACGCAAAGGCTTACGACGACGACCTGCCGTTCTAGCTGGCTTTGTCCCGATCGCCCTCCGCCTTATGTATGGGGCGGAGGGCGCCTTCTACGGCTGCGCTTGGGAGGAGGAACGGGTTGTGCGAGAACAGTATGATGTGCACGCCTGGGTTGCGCTTGCTTTTGTAGGCGGGGAGCCATATGGGGGCAAACTGCCACACATTGTCGTCTTCCCATAGGCCCGCCTTTGTGCCGGCATCCGCCACCGACTCCATTGGCCCCTGCCAGTCGAACAGGCCAAGCGTCTCGCGCGCGAACCGGAGGCCAACGAAGAGCGGGGGCTGCACGCCGTGGTCCCGGATGGCGGCCTTCCATTCCCCCCGCATGGCCCCCATTTGCAGCTTGGCGCTTTGCTCCCAAAGGCAGTAGCGCTCCGAAGGCAGCACGCGTATCGTGCTCCTGGCGCGCTTGGGGTCCAGCGGCCCGCCCCCAAGCTTGACGTACTGCCCCCACGAATGGCGCGCGTCCCCGGCTGGATGGCGCGTCTTCCCGACCACCCTCTTGTTGTTCTTGAGGGATGGGACCTGCCCTTCCACGAACATGCGGTACACCTCGAACGGGAACCGGTAGTCCTCCGGCAAGCTTATGGGCAGGTTGCCCTTTGGCTTTGCAGGCATGCTAATCGCGCCCAATTACCTCCATTGCCATTGCCGCGAGGGCCGCCGCCGCCGCCGGCGCAAGCAGCCAGGCTTCCGCCACTGGGCACCGCCCAAAGGCGCACATAACGCCCATTGCCGCAAGCGAGACCCACGGGGTGAAGCACCAGATGCAGTTGCCGAGCGGTTTGGAAAGGGCCCGCGCGATGGGGCTCCGGCTGTTGGCCATCCTGTCGAGAAGGCGCCCCCACGCGGAAAGTAACATACCCGGCTCCTTGATGTCCGAAAGGAACACGGATGCGAGTGCGCACACAAGCGCCAAGAAAAAAATCTCTTCCATAGCACAAATATAGCTTGCGCGTTTGGTTCTGTCAACCCTACATTTGCAGTGTGTTGCACATTAACCAGCTACCACACATGACTGCAGAAGGAATGAACTCGCACGCCATGCTTTCCGAGGCACTGGTGATCCGGATTTCGGTCGCCGAGGCGGGGCAAAGCAAGACGACTATAGCGACGCTTCGGCGGCTATACCGGATCCTCCAGACCCTCCCCCCCTCCTCGTCGGAGGGGATGGACCTGGGTGCCTACGCCACTTGGTTTTTCAATTACCTGCGCGACGCGACGGAAAAGAAGCTGCGCCGCCTCAAGGGCATACCGGATTCCCGCGCGGAAGACAACCCCTGGCGGAAGGAGACGCATTTCCACAACCTCCGCATGCTCAACCTCGCCCTTTCGCACTACTACAAAATAGGGCGCTGCGGGCCTGTTTCCGTCTATGCCCCGTGGTCCAGGTCGCACGTGGCGATAATGCGCGAGTCAGCCGTGGCGGAGGAGCGCCGCGGCGTGGTGTTCACGGATTCCGAGTGGGAGGAGTTCATTGCGGAGTGCGCCGCCAGGAGCCGCGCGTTCTCCGTCGCCATGACAATCATGCAGATATTCGGGCTGCGCGGGGGCGACCTGCTGGAGGCCAGGCTCGCCAACTTCCAGAAGCTTAGCCGCAAGGCCACACCAACGGCTGGGTGGTACTTCGTGACGTCCGGCAAGATCGGGAAGATGCGGGGGACGGTGCACCGCCGTTACCTGCCGGAGGAGCATGCGCGCAAGATACTGGCGGCCCTGAAAAGCGTAGGGGTCACCGACCCGGAACACTACATTATGCCTTGGCACGAGATGCACCGCATCGGCCCCCGCCATTTCGAGTTCACCCCGGACCCAACGAGGCAGATGCCGCGCAACACGTTCCACAGGTGGTTCCGGAAGATGTGCGCCAACATTGGGTTCGACCTCCCGCACGGGGTAAACACGCACTCCGTCCGCATAACCAGGGTGACGCGGCTTAAGGAGATGGGTGCCCACAACGAGGACGTCGCCCGCCTTGTGGGGATGAGCATAACCAACATAAGCCGCTACGACAAAAACGAGGCCCACAAGATCGGGCACGCGATAGACACCTCGCTGCTTGCATACTCGCTTAGCCTATGAGGGTGCACGTGTACGAGACACCCCAGACGTGGGGGGTGTTCCTTGACTGGCTTGGCACGCGCCCGGAGGAGGAGCTTGCCCGGATGCCCACGTTCATGGGGATGTTCCGCGCCCGCGGGCACCTGGCCCACAAGCCCGCGCACTTCGTGTTCGAGGCGTGCTGCGCGGATTTCATTGCCACGAAGGTTGGGACCATCCCCGACACGGCTGCCCGTGCGGAGATGCTGGCGGCAAGGGCCCTTGGCAAGGCGGCGTGGTTCTGCGGGGCCATTGGGCGCGTCAGGTACCCGGAAGGGTTCGCCGGGCCAGTCAAGAAATACGCCCCTTCAAACGGGCCCGCGCAAAAGCCGCCAAGCAAGCGCAAGCGGGGGACCAGCTTCCACGCGATTGCTGGCGAGGTCCCGGTCGGCGTGTGGGCGCGGGCCGTCCTGTCCCTGTACTGCGGCATCCCGGACGCGCTCATAACAAGGCCAAACCCTTCGTGGTCCTATGATAACGGGGTGTTCAGGGCAGTGTTTGGCAGGCGCGCGTACAAGTGCGACGGCGGCGGCCTTGGGGAGGCCCTCGCCATATGGGCATCCGGGCTGGAGGACGGGGCCCCGCTTGGGGCGTGCACATCCAAGACCACCGTCGCCCTGGCGTGCAGGGAGGTGTGCAGCCGGCTTGGCTGGGACTTCCGTTACGTAAGACCGCCGCAAAAGGTGCCGGGCGGGTGGCGCAGGCCGCCGCAGCCCCCGACGCTAAAGGTTTCAGGCGGGTTTATGGAGATGGCCAAGGCCCTGGGGAATATGGGGCGGGGGGAAATAAAACGTATTATTGCGAACGCCGCAAAACAAACAAGCCGCGAGAATGTTCACGACAAAGAAGCAGGTGGCAAAGGAGATCCCGGTAAGGCCAATAAGCCTTCCCCCAGTGATACTCCCTACCAACCCATCCCAAAACATCTATACCCTGAACCCCCACATTTCGGAATGGACATACCGGAAGATAGCGGAGAACCGGATTGGGCTTAGGACCGTGGAGGAAGACGTCCCGGTTTTCCCCGGCGGGGAGGACCAGCCGGAGCTGGTGCACTACGTGCTCCTGCTTTCGTGGCTGGCCAGCCCGTGCCTACAGGAGCCCAGGCTGAAGGAGCGGCGCATGATGGCCGGGGCGCGGTCGGGGCTGCTGCCCAACCCAAAGGACGAGCGCAGCATACCGGCCAAATGGCAGGCCGCGTACCTTATGCGCGACACGGGCAACCCCGCTGGCGGCTACGCCTATTTCCGGAACATGCTCTCGTTCCAGCAGCACTACGGGATGCTCGCCATCCTGGAGATGCAGCTTTTCTTCCACCAGCTCGCGGACAAAATAAACGAGGTGGATGTGGTTGCCCTTGAGAAGCCTGGCGTCGGGGCCGTGCTGGCCAAGCAGACGGAGACGCTCTACAACATTGGGCGGCAGCTCATAGAGACGTACCCAAGGGTGTACTCCATGCACTTCGAGGCCGGTTCCCTTCTGGAGGACCTGCGGGCCAACTTCGCGGCAGGGTTCACCACAGACGCTGGCGACCCGGTGCCGCAGGACGCCGACCCAGACTTTTCAAACGATTCGTTCCTATGACAATAGAAGCCCTAAAAGGTGCCACGGAGGTTATCGAGAACAAAGTGCTCCGCATAATGGAGCGGGCCCGCGTGGCCAAGGACAAAGACATCCCCGTCGTGGATTTTTTCCGGGAGCTGTACGGGGAAAAGAAGTTCGACTACTGGCGCAGGCTGTACGTTGGGCGCGGGCGCATGGACGATGGCAACCCGGACAGCAGGCTCCGGTGGCACTATATGGAGCTGTACGACGGGGACGGACGGAAGATTGGCACCTACGATGTGTCCGACGAGTACTTTATGGCGCTCCCGGAAGACCGCCGTTTGGCCTACGCGGAGCGCGAATCCCGCCGCCGCACGTATGGGCTCTGGGTGGATTGGCCAGGGTGGCGTGGGCTCCCCAAGGAAGAGCAGGAGGCAATGCTGGCGGAAGACCCAATGGCCCCATACGTAAGGGTGTTCAGCCCGACCGAGTACTTCCTCATGCTCTACTTCCCCATCACCCACCCAAACAGGGGGACGATTCCGGCGGAGTACAGCCGCAAGACTGGGCAGGTGTTCACGATACTGGACGCGCTGGAGAAGGTGAAGACGGACCGCGGCCTGCACCGGCAGGGGATCCTGGTTACGAAGTCCAGGCGCGCCCGCTTCACCACCAACATGCAGGTCTTCCAGCTTAACCGTCTTGTTAACAACGAGTTGAAGTATGCCTGCGCAACCGTTATGGACGCGTCCGACAAACTCAAGGACATAATGGTGCGGATAGGCGATATGTACACCGAGCTCCCGTGCTGGACCAGGAGTTACGTCACCGGGTTCCCGATGGAGAAAATGGCCCAGTCCAAGCGCACCAAACAGGGCGAGTGGAGCTACAACCCTTCCGGGGAACCGCCCACCATAAGCATATCCGTCAAACCGGTGGACGGGAAGTCGAAGTACGATAACATACTGTGCGTCACGTTCGGTATCCCCAAGAAGCTCGAGGGGAAAGGGATTGCCATGCTGTTCATCGATGAATACGGCCTGTACGATGATGGGCAGATGGTGTACGAGCGCGGCGAGAAGATCCTTGCGGATGGGACCAACACAAGGGTCGGGTTCTGCGTGGTTGGCGGGGTGACGTCCACGAACAAGTCCGCGCTGGAGACGATGCGGCAGATGTCGGAGAATTGCGAGGAGTACAACCTGTTCCACCTGTTCCTTGGGATCCACCACTTCAAGTACACGGATGAAAGCACCGGGTGGGCCGACGAGCAGCGGTGCATAGAGGAGGTCCGCAACGAAAGGAAGTCGTGGCAGGAAAAGGGGCTTCGGGACAAACTCCGCAGCTCGTTCTTGCAGGATGCCATCCACCCCAACGACTGCTTCCAGGTTACGGGCATGAGCCAGGTGGATGTGTGGGCGATACAGACGCGCATCGAGGAGATCCGGACGGGCATCGAGCGCGGGGAGCTGGTGATACAGCGGGGCCGTTTCCGGGAGAACATGGATGATTACTACAACCCAATATGGGTGCCCGACCAGGCGAACGGCCCGTGGTACATATCCGAGCACCCCGACGCCGCCTCCCGCGGCAACCCGCGCGAGGGCCCCAACATGGTGTACGTCGCCGGGTCCGATAACGCCAACAGGAACATAACGGAGCAAGGGGCTGCGGAGATAAACGCCGGGGGTGGCCGGCACTCATTGTCGTGTATGGTCGTTGGCAAGGTGTGGGGCGACGACATAGTGGCCATGTACCGGTACAGGCACGCGGACAGGCGCAAGGACTACCTCCAGATGCTCCTTGGTAGCCTTTACTTCAACTGCAAAAACCTGCCGGAGTACAACAAGGAGGGTCAGGGGGACTTCATTTTCGACTTCAAGCCGCCAGAAGGTGCCAAAGGGTTTTTTATGCCGGGCGCGTTCCGCAAGTGGGGGCTTGAGGTCCCCGTCGCCTACAGGAGCAAGTCGTCCATACGGGCGCACTGGATAGGGGCGGACAATTCAGGGCCGCTGAAAAAGCAGCGGTACGAGCAGGACCTGCTCCCGTTCATCGCCGAGAAGCTTATGTGCATCCCGTTCGAGCAGCTGCTTATCCCGATATCCGAGTGGGACATCGATAACCGGCGCAACACGCCAGACGAGGGGATGGCCCTGCTGATGCAGAGGGTTGCGGCAAGGTGGGCGCAGGCGAAGTACAAGAAGCCGTCCGAAGTCGCCCGGGAGCAAGACGAGGCCAAGTCGGAGCGGGCGTGGCTTATGGCCCGCAGGCAGTTTGCAAACTGGCGCAGGACGGAGACGACGTTGCGCCAGTTCAGATAATTTGTAATTTTGCTCGGCTTCCGCCAACCGGGGCCAACCCAGCAAATGCGAAACACAGATACAGTCGGAGCCCCATCGGCATCCTGCGGAAAGAAAAATGGGTGTGAAACAACGTATCTCCCAGATGGGCGTGCCCACATCCACTTCGAATCCGCAAAGAGCAGCGGGAAAGGAGGCAAGGGGGGGAAAGGCGGCAAGGGCGGCATGTGCTAGCCCGCATGAACGCCAGCCCCACCTCTTTGCCGAGGGACGAGCACCCCGCAGATGCCCGGCGTGAGCCGGGCTATTTTGTCGTGTCGTCTTGTTTGGGTAAATTGCGTCTGAATGGATAAAACCTTCCCCCACTATATGTACGAGGAGCCTATCCTGGATAGGTTCCATGGCACCGTCTCCATCGTCAGGCGGCGGAAGCGGTCGGAGTTCCCCGAAGGGGAGGAGGGGTTCAAGGAATGGTGCAAAAGCGAGGTGATGCTCCGTGCGCGCATATCCGACCCCACCATACAGCTTGTGCACGCGATGCAGCGGGAGGGCCTCCGGCTGTACAGCCGGTACACCGGGAACAACCTTGGGAAGGCCACGGCCCCATTCGACACAAGCGGGCAGTCCCTCGCCACGTCGTTCAACTACCAGAACTTCATCTTTGGCACGATACGGAACAAGGCCGGGCAGTTCATTAGCCGCAGGATGACGGTGACGGTCGACGCCGTCAACTCGCATGCCGTATCCCGCAAGGAGCGCTATATGGCCGCATACACGCTTGACAGGATAACGCGGGAGATTATTGGCGACACGGCGGCGCGCGAGCTTAGGGCATCCGGGTCCGAGCTTCCTGATTCGGAAACGCTTGATGCCATCAATGGGCGCGGCAACGGGATGGCTACGTACAAGGACCAGTACGCGGAGGCCGTGACAATGCTGCTGAAGGACTGGATGCAGAGGCACCGGTTCGATGAGTGGCTGGCCCGGCAGTACAAGCTGTACCTCATTACCAACGTGTACGTGGCGATGCCGACCGTAAACGAGTCGACGCTGGACGTGGAGCTTCCGTTCCTCTCCCCCGACAATTACGTGTTCGACGTTACGTCAAAAGACGACAATTTCAAGGACGCCAAGTACGGGATATTGTGCGAGTACAGGTCCATCGAGTCCATCCTGTACGAGTACCCACACATCACGGAGAAAGAGCTGGAGGAAAAAGGCAGCGGGGTGCCAACCCCGATGGCGGTCTTCGGGTTCCCGGCGTGGCGCGTGGTGCAGGGCGTTGGGCGGCAGGCGCTGGTGATGACCTGCCGGTTCATAGTGAACGAGCGTATGGAGGTTGGGGCCGGGATGGAGGAGCGCTACAAGGCTGTTGTGGACGGGGATAACCCGTTTATGGAAGGGGCCCCCGCAAAGGGGGAAAAGAAGGAGCACCCGAACGGGGAGGAGCTTTACGAGGTGGTGCTTATTGGCGGCGACATAGTTGCGCGGGCCGGCAAGTGCAAGTGGCAAGTCCGATCGGTGGAGGCCCCGCTCAAGGCCGATATTGGGATCATCACCGCAAGGCTGGACCAGAAGGTTTCGCCCATTGCCCCCACCGTCCTTATGAGGGCGGCTGCGTTTCAGGAATACATAAGCCTAATACTCAAGAAGATAGGCGAGATAGTGAATGATATTGGCCCAGCCACAATCATTGTGGATGAAAGCCAGATCCGCCCGCGGGCAGGGGAGACCCAGGGGGAGGCCTTCCAGCGGTTTATGGAGGGGTACATGAAGGACAAACTGGTGACGTACGATGGGGCCTGGGCATCCGAGGTGGCCAGGGAATCTGGCGTTAACCGGCCTATAATCGAGGTGCGCCCAAGCCAGGGCGGGGAGCAGACGGAGCGGCTAATCAACCTGCTGCGGATGTACAAGGAGCAGCTGTACGAGGTGCTTTCCTGGAACCCGCAGAGTTCGGGCGTAATAAGCCCGTACCAATCAACAACTTCCGCACAGCTGGCGATAACCCGTTCGGAGTTCGGGTCGTGGGAAGAGGACGCGGTGTTCAAGCGCGCCGCCGAGCAGACCCTCAAGAAGGTTGCGGATCTGCTCAAGCTCATTTTGTACAAGAAGGCAAGGGACACGGAGGAGGACAGGCCCCCAATAGGGCTGGATGCGGCGAACATGCTTTCGTTCCGCATAGGGGACAAAGCCCTGAACGAGCTGGAGTCGACGGGGTACCTTACCACAGACCTTGGGCTTGGGATAAAACTTGACCGTTCCGCCGACGACATCCGGCTTGAGGTCGAGCAGGCTGCGGTCCTCGCGCTGCAGGCCGGCAACTTGAGTATGGAGGAGTACCTGGTGTTCAAGCAGGAAAGCGACCCGCACGAGGCTGTCAAGAAGGTTATGGCCGCGCTCGAGGCGAAGCGCTTGCAGGTGGAGGCCGCCCAGCGGGAACAGGTTGCGCTACAGGCGCAGCAGCTGGAAATGCAGCGGCAGCAGCAGATGCTGGCGGCGGCGGAGGGCGATGCCAACCGGGCTGCCCGCATGGATGCCACACGCCTGAACGCGGCGGCAGACTTGTTAGGGGAACAGATTAAGGTAGAGAACGTTTGACTCTTTCCCGCAATGGGTTAGTTTTGCCGTTGATTAGCCAGGATGCAAATGCCAAGGCACACCCAATAGCAAGCCAAATGGACCCAAACAACACCCCCAAAGAACAACCCCAGCAGCCCGCCGCTCCGCAGCCCACCGCATCGCAGCCCGTGACCCCAACAGGGGCGACGCCCGCTGTGACGCAGCCAGCCGCCCCGCAGCCAGTGGCCAACGACGCAAGCGCGACACCCGCCGCGCCGCAGCCCGTCACCCCGCAGCCAGTGGCCCCAGCAGGGGCGACGCCCGCTGTGACGCAGCCAGCCGCCCCGCAGCCAGTGGCCAACGACGCAAGCGCGACACCCGCCGCGCCGCAGCCCGTGCCCAACGACGCACCCAGTGCGGAGTCGGCCCAGCCTGCGGACGACGACTTGCTCGGCAGCCTTTTCTCCGCGGAGCAGCCAGTGGCTTCGCCACATACGGCAGACCAGGCGGCTGCGCCCCCGCCGACGCCTGAATGGCGCGCCGCTGTTATAAGCAAGTTCAACCAGGAGCTTGGGGCGTCTTACGAAAGCGAGGACCAGGTAATAAGCGAGGTGCGGCAGCTTCGCGACCAGTTGGGGAGGATAAACACCTTGCCTGGTGGGGACGCGTTTGCATCGGCAATAATCGACAGGCTCAAGACCGGGACGATTGACGATGCCATGCACCTGCTCCACGCGGTGAAGGCCGATTTCCTGGACTTTGACCCAAACGCCGTCGTTACGGAAAAGGTGGAGCTGGAGGATGGCACAGAGTCCACCAAAGAGCTGCCAATAGGGGCATTCCGCCACCCGCTTGACGACGTGCTCCGGGCTGAGGCCTATTACCTGTACAAGGACAGGTTCGCCGAAAACCCCACCGACCCAAGGTTCGCATCCTTGGTTGAGCTGCACATAGCCGACAGCAAGAAGCGGCTTGCCGGCATTGTCAGCCCGCTTGTGCGCCAGCAGGAGGAGCGCAGGCTCCGCGCGGCCGTTCAGGAAACGCACAAGGCGGCCATTTCCGACCTAATCAAGCACACAAGCGAGAAGGCGAACGAGGTGTACAAGCGCGAGCAGCAGGCGCGGGAGCGCATAAACGAGCTTGTGAACGGCCTTGGGACACCCCCTTCGGAGCTTTGGGGGCAGAAGCTGCGCCCAGAAGTGCAAAAAAAGATGGCCGATTCCCTCATTGACCGCATCAAGACAGACCCTGTGGGCTACCTGCTTGAGCTAGTCTCCGTTCGGCAGCCGGACGGCAGCCTGGCCGTGTCCGCCGAAAAGCTTATGATGCTGGAGGCGGACTACAACCCAAGGCACGACAAAGAGGGCAAGGGGCTCCGGAACAAAATCATAGCCCGTTCCGCACAGCAGATGGCGGCCGAGCTCGCCATCAAGCTTACCGCCCAAAAGGTAAACATAGACCCGACAAAAGAGCCGGACAAAGCCCCCAATGCTGAGAATGTTTCCAATTCCCAGCCTTTCAAGGTGATTGCATCAAAGAAATTGTCGTAACATTGCCTTTTGTAAAGGGGAACAAGCAAACAAACAACCCACTCAAATGCCGTTGACACTTGACGTTATACAGCCAAGCCTTGGCTCTGGTAACACGCAGTTTACCATTGAGGAGAAAGGCGATTACCCAATCATCCAGACGACTGGGGAGAACGGGGCCCCGATTACCATCCGGCACATAGAGGCTGTCGGTGGGATACAGGGGCATGTTTCGGATGTTATCCTTGATTGTGCCGGGCGAGCTTCAGGCTTTGACGTTGAGCCCGTCACGAAGTACCTCCAGAAACGCCGCGTGGATTCGTACCGCCACATCTTTATGCGCGGGACCGAATACAAGTTCCGCGGTGTGGTGCGCGAGATCCTTACCCCGGACGGGGCTGCGCTAGGCGAGATATCAATCAAGGTCGCTGCGGAGCAGCCAGACGGCTCGCACATCAACTTGAGTTTTGTGGATGCCCTTTCGGTGGTGGAGGGGCACACGTACGCGCAGTTCGTGGTTACGGAGGTGTCGACCGACCCCACGGATGGCTACCAGATCCTTGTGGTGCAGCGTGTGGATGGCGCAGCGGATATGGAGGTCTCCGGCGGCAATTTTGCGGACCTGGCCGTTGGGACGTTCTTTACCACGTCTTCCGCCAACCGGGACCAGTCAATGGACGCTGGGTACCAACCATCCGCCCAGTACGTTTCCAACTACCAGCGGGAGCAGGTTGGCCTGTTCAACACGACAAAGAGCTTTGTGATCAACGGGCAGTTGATTGCAGACCCTGCGTACGTTTCCAGCAACGCTATCTTTTACGCCATAACAGGCGACGGGACGCCAGTGGATAGCTCGGCCAGCAACCTTGGGTACAGCTACATTATGAAGTCGGAGGCGCAGCAATGGGCCCGAATGCTGTTCGAGGATAATTTTAGGCTCATTTATGGCAAGCCAGTCACCAACCCGAAGGTGAACGTATGGCCAGGCTCTGGCCTTGTGTCGCAGGTTGCCCCCGAGCTTCGGTTCCAGATGGCCCTCGCATCCTACAACTACAAGATGCTGGAGCGCATTGTGGATTCGATGCAAGAGTCGAACCAGTTTATGGGGCGCGACTTGTACGCCTTTATGGGGCTTACCGCCTTCCGCCAGATCAGCACGTCGATCCCGGTTGAAACGCGGTTCACCATTAACGGCAACCCATCCGAAACCCCCGACAAATACCCGTTCCGCAACCAATGGGTTGGGGCATCTTTGGGTGGGTGCATCACATCCACCGGTGTGAACATCCATTTCGTTGGGCTGCCTTCGTTGGATAACAAGGCCTACAGCCCAGGCAACAACTCCATCCGCACGCGGACTGGCAGCCGCTCTTCGGATATCATTATTATGGACCCGAGCCCGATTATGAACTACCAAATGCCGAATGGCGATAACCCGTTTGGGATGTCTACAGTCCCAATGGCTTCCGCAGGGCACAAGGTGGAGCTGCTTACGCACAAGGACGAGTTCCAGTCCTACCGCACCGAAGGCACGATAGACGTGATGGGCAAGCGGAAAAACGGAGTCGTGGTGGATATGCAGAAAGGCATTTACAGGCAGCTGGAACACCGGTTTGGCATAGCCATCCAGGACCCAACATCCGTTGCCTACATCCAATGCAGCTAATGCGCAAAACGTTACAAACCAACCTAAAGTAAATGGCAAAGCACGAGCCCAATCTTGACCCGCGGGAAAGCTTCAGCAAGAATAGCCACTGGGTGAAAGGCGACTTGACGCACATCAAGATGACCAGCACACCACCTGAGTTCAAGCTCAAGCACCCGTACAGCGAACCGTACATTATGTACGACTACCTTACGCCAAGGACCGTAACCGTTTTGAAGCTTATCCCCGGTGCGCGTTTCCGCATCCCGACGGAGGATGGATCGGCCCCTGGCGGGTATAGGTGCTACGGCAGGCGTTATGTGCGGGATGCATACCGCGACGGGTCAAGCGGGTACACAATGGACGATTTCGAGTACTGCCAAATGGACCAGGAGGTCTTGAACGGTGCCAGTGGGAAAACAATCAAGTTTATCCCCCGCGTCGATTCTGCCGGCAAGCCCATACCATGGGTGCCAGACCTACAGGATGGCGGCCTTCACTTGGAGTTGCCAAAGGATGCCTGGAAGCTTCACCAGCTTTTGGAAGACGTTGGGCTAAGCAACCGTGCGGAGGCTTTCGGCGTCCCCATCCCCAAGGATAGCTCTTCGTTTACAATAGTCCTGCGGGACCCACTGTACACGGCAAGCAAGACGGACCTGGAAGGGGAATACGTCACCGCGGCTACGGCCTATTACGAGTCGGTCGTGTCCGGCGATCCCAAGATTAAAATTGCGCTTGCCGACTACGCGCGCCAAGCCAAAAAAGAGCCAATCCAGGTGCGAAGGGGCGCGGAGCAGGTTTTGGCCAACGAAGCCGACACCTTCCTTACGCGCCTCCGCACGGATAGCCCAAGGGAATTCTACAACCTCTTTATCCGCCCGTCGGATAAAGAGTTCCTCCAGCGGGCCATGCTTTACCTGGCGTTGCGGGGCGGCATAGTCCGGTTTGTGGATGGGGCGTACGTATATATGCACCCAGACACAAGGTCGGAGTTTACGCTTGGGGCAACCGAGGCGAAAGCCATTGCCTCCATTAGCGAGACATACCACGCCATCCGGCAGCACATACACGAGGGCACATCTATTGCGCACTTGATATCGCGTTTAGAGCACAGCGACACGCAGACAATGCTAAAGAAAGTCCGGGGGAGGGTAACCGCCAAGGAGACAAACGTCGCCCTTCCAACCCCAATAGAGAGGGATTCGGCAGGGCGCCTTTCGGGCGTCCCGATGATGGACTCCATCAAGAGCATTGTTGGCGGGAAGACCGGCGGGGCGTCGCAGACCGCGCATAGCATTGAGGTTATACAGGCTATGCTGGATGCCAACAACAAGGCACTGGCCGTCCTTGCCGACAGCACGGCTAAAATGGCGGATGCCATAAAGAAGCTTGCTGAACGGCAGGATACCGGTACGAATACTGCCCAGCCACCAACCCGCAAATGGAAAGAAGTCGTTTCTTAGGCAACTTACTAAACCAACAACCAAACACTTAAATGGCAACTTTGTTTCCAAACACAGGCATGCGCGAATACCCGCCCGTTCGTGCAAACGAGATGTTTACCGGTACCTCTCCGGTATTCCTTGTTAAGGGCGATTCCGTATTTGGCCCGCTGAAGGGCAAGATACAGATGGGCAAATGCAACGGGGTTGTGGAGGGGAGCGTTGCAATTAGCGTATACAACCAAGGCGGCTCCCTTGTTGGGGGTATGACGGACACGACCCCCGGTGTGCTTGCCACCGGTACGGATGTATACGGCACAATAGAAAGCTACGGCCCCAACTTCATTTTCTCGGTAACCACTTGGCTTTCGCTGCCCCTTTCCGGCGGCGGTTGGGTGGTGCTGCAGTATAGCGACCAGTGCGGGGTAACACATACTATCCGGATTGCAGAGTTGTTTGACGGTATGCAGGATAGCCTGGATGTTACGTACCCCAGCGGCGTTTCAGGGTACCACGGCGTTATGTGCCCGATTAACCTGTGCGGCGACTGCGAAGCCGAGGTGTGGGTCACGCACCCAAGCGATGCAGGCCTTATGGTTAAGCTTGGGTATTTTGAAAAGCCGACCGGCGTTTTTGTGCTTGAGGCCACGGAGCTGTACCCTGGCCTTTCTTTCCACGTTGACTATGCCCCCAACGGGAATGCCTACGATGGCTTCCAGTTTGCCCAGGTTGGCCTTACCGTGCAGGGGGTAAACGATGGCAACCATGGGCTCCCAATCGGCACGCGTGTTGAAGTACGTGTATGCGGGGATGTGTACCCGCTTAACGACTGCAACAAATGCTGCACGTACACCACCGAGCTCAACTCGGATTCGCTCGATGTCAACGCATGGCTGGGCGGTGCCACTTCGCCGTTTGTGGTTACAAGCCTTGTGATAAACGGCAACAACATCCTCACGACACCGTATGCAGGCATTGACCCAATCACGGATTTGGCAAGCCTGGTTAATGCGCTGACCCAGCTTGGGTATGGGGAATGGGTGACAGATGGGGACAACCTAATATCCCCAAAGTTTACCACCCTTGTGTTTGAGAGCATAACGCTTTCAGATACCGATACCCCAGCTGTTACTTCAGAGTTCGCTTTCGGGGCGGACTGCACCGTTTAACCTATTTGCCACGATGCTTACCTAACCTTGCGATTGGCTGTGTTTTGTAAGGGTGCACCATCAAGCGGTGCACCCTTTTTTATATCTTTGCGCAAACCGAAGGCCAAATGAACGCGCGGCGGAACCCAATAGCACCCAAAAAATGGAAGCCAGGCTACTACGCACAAAACACGTTTGTGCTTGGCCCGGACGGCACCAACTACAGGTCGACCGTCGAGATCAAAAAATCGGTTTCGTTCCACATAGAGCTTGGCCTTGGGATGTGGGAGGCAATAGGGTCTGGCATTGGGGGCAACCAAGTGACCATAATCAACCAGACCATCGTAACCTCCATGCTTGGGGCGACCATCTTGAACGTGCCCCCTGAAACGGTTAACGGTGGCGTTGTGGAGCTTAGGCAGCTTATGCCCGGCGAAAGCGCAAGCATAAAGTATTTCAGGGCCTATACAAACATAGGCTCGCTGAACTACAAGGTGCAGGTTGGCGTTGGGGGAGGACCGCTGGCGGACGTCCCCGGGTGGGGCACTACGGCCACCCCCCTGTCGGCAAGCACATCTACCCGAACAACAGACAGGATCCCATCCACCGCCCCACTTTTGCTGGGGCCCTTAGATATCGTGGCCTTGGTAGTCGTAGCTTTTACGAGCGCACCCACAACCCCATACGGGCTTAGCATTTCATTCAAGAACTCGTAAAGTATGCGCCGCGTTATCAATAGCGTTTATGGGTTTGGGAACGCGCTCCAGTTCGACGGGCTAAACGACTCCGTTGTTTCTAACGGGGCTGAGCCCGATAACCTGTTCAACACCACCACAGGGTTCACGCTAAGTTTCTGGCTCCGCCTACCAAGCATACCTGTTTCCGGTTCAGCCCTTTTGATAAGCAAAAGCCTAGGGACAATTGGTTTGCGCGTCACAATTACTACTTTCCTAGGCAATATGGCGATAACCGTTAGGGGGACAACTGCCGGCTCCCAATTGTATGGGAAGGCATTGGCATCAATACCCCCCACGTCTGACGGCTGGAGGCACATTGTGGCCAGATGCCCGGCTGGGTATACAGCGAGCGCGACTGTTTTGCCAAGCCTGGCCGTCGCAAACGGTGTGATAGGGGCCGGGTGGGCAGCCGCCACGGTTATAAACTGGACGTCTGGGATAGCAAGCTCCGCCCCATTTAGGCTTGGGCAAACAACCGCTTCGAACACGTCCTACAGGCTGGACGATGTCGCAGTGTATGGCCGGGCGCTATCGGACACGGAATGCCTGTGGCTATGGAACAACGGGCATGGCAACGACCCGTTGCTGCTTGGCCCAGACTTGTGCTACAAATTGAACGAGACAGCCGGCCCAACCGTTTCCGATTCAAGCGGCAACGGGTACAACGGCACAATGGTAAACTTCACTGGCTCCCCATTCACCCCACATTGATTATGTACGCGGCAATACCTTACCAAACGAGCCTGCCACCTGGCCTCGCGACCGTCGAGACTAGAACCGAGATCCTTAAGTATGGGGACATTTGCCCTGGGTGCCTCAAGGATAACCCAGGGGATTCATACGATGGGTGGGCTTCCGAGACATGGATCCTGCTAGAGGCGGAAGAGTTCAGCGGGGACCAGCTGGATGCCATAGCGGATGCGGGTGGCGTTATATTCGACAGCGAGGAGGAAGTCCGTGAATGGCAAGGCGGCCCATTTATCGATGGCCGGTGCACTTCGCTTGCCGTCAACCTGGATTTGGATTTGGGCGTCCCCATTGCCACATTCTACTCCACGCTGGGGGCCTTAAGTGGTGCCGCACTGGCCCTTGAGAGGCTAAGCGGGGTGGGTTGGGTAGAGGTTGGGGGGGAAATTGCGGATGGACGCATTACCCCTTACGCAATGCTGGACTACACGCTTTCCCCGGTTTGCGGGGCACACCAATACCGCGTTGTTGTGTCGTACCCGGATACAACAATAGACGTTTTGTGTGAAGCTGTTGGCAACTTTGGCGAATGTTAACCAGGTGCTGGAATGGAAAAGCCGGAATTGGGGACTGACATTGGGATGGTGGTGGCTGTAGCGGCCATTGTGCTGTCGGTCGCCACCCCTTTGATTACGTCAATTGTCACCGGGAAGGCCACCGCGCACAAGCTATCCCGGCTTGAGGAGGACCTCCTTAACTCAAGGCTGGAGGCCGTCGCCGCAAAAGGGCGGTCCGAGGCTTTAGAGGAAGGGCTTGCCAGGCTTGAGAAACAGCAGGATATAATGCACGTTGAGCAAAAGCAGTTCCAGGCGGAGCAGCGGCAGGCCGCCATAGACTTGCAGAAGCAGATTAGCCGCATACTTGAGCGAATCCCCCAGCTTGCAAAATGAGGACAAACGGTTTTTTGGTTGATTCGGCTGGCAACAAAAGCCACAAGCGGCTACTGTCTTGCGCATGCGTGTTTGTTGGGCTCGGGATGGGCGCGGCCACGCCGTGGGTTGGGTATTCCGAGACGCTTGTGGAGATGACGCTGCTCTTTGGCCTTTCGCTTGCCGGGGCCACGATGGCGGAACGACCGCGCTTGCCCATCGCTGGGGGGGATGATGGCGCCCCCAATGGCGGGGGCGCGCCGCAGTAGGCTCGTTTTTTTTGCAAAACAACTTGCTTTTGTAAAGCGAAGTTTACATCTTTGCCTTTGTATGAGGCTAGACACGGTGAACTTCGCCAAAAGGGTAAGGGCAGCCCGGGGAGGCGTTGGCTATACGCAGGCCGACTTGGCCAAGTTAATGGGCGTTAGCCGGATAACCGTGGCCAATGTGGAGGCTGGGTGCATCCCATCCCTGCCTGTTTATATGTGGCTATGCGGGTGGCTTGGGGAGCCCCCGCCGTTTGCCAAGCCGCAAACACCCCCCACCCAAGACCCAAAGACTTACGGCGATGCGTAACCCAGCCATTTCAATCCCGCTTGCAGCCCTATGGCTTGCCGGCATCTTTTGCGTTTCCGTGCTGTTGCAAGGCACCGCCACCCCACCCACAATGTGGCACGGCGTTATGCCTGCCAACCCAGCCCCCCACACCCACACAATGTGCGGCGGCTCTGTGGACACGGCCACCACTATGGCCGGGTACTTGCGCCTGCATTCCGTCCCATACCCTGAAATGTTTGCCAGGGTGGCTTGGGGGGAGACAAACTTCGGCACGCAAGGCGTGGGGTTAATGGGGAACCTGTTTGGCATGCGCTGCCACGACCGAGATACGCAGTGTGGGTGCGCATACGGGTACGGGATTTACCTTAGCCACGTTGACGCAATATGCGACCTGGCCGATTGGTGCATGATGGCCCCGCCCCTTGAAGGGGAAACAGGCTACCAGTATTTGGCGCGGCGTGGCTGGCAGCCATGCGAGCTTATGCCTGGGTACATTGCCTACCTGGAAACGCTTGTTTTTGCCGACACCATAAGGTGGGCCCCCAACTTATAACCCGACAAAACCAATGACTTTCAGAGAGTATACCGCCAACAGCAGGCAGTTCATTGTGTATGAAGAGGGGGCTTCCCTCTTAACAGATGCCGGCCAACCATACCCGTTCCCCCCACACTTAATGTACGTTGGGCTCCAGCTGGCCAACGAGTATATCGAATACCTTGAGGCCAAGCGTTCCGGCGGGGATGAATATTCTGAACTTGGCGACTTGTGGTGGTACGCGGCGCGGCTGTGCGAATTCTTTGGGACGGACCCGGATATTGTGGGTGGCAGCGATGCCCCATTGATGGAGTGCGTTAAAAAGGTCTCGTCCAAAATAGCCAAAAGCTACAGGGCCCGCACCCCACTCCTTTTGGAGGGCGATGTTGTGCAGCTTGTGCGCGCCATCGTTGACGCGTGCGCAGAGGGGGGGCACGATGTTGAGGGCATCTGGACCGCAAACCTGCTAAAGCTAGGGAAACGGAAAGCGGATGGCACCATCCAAACACGTTGAACAACTTACTACGGGTATGAGGTACTTCACGCACAGGAACAAGGCCGGCAGGGACCTGCTTGTTGCATCGCCGGCATACGCAAGCGAAAACCCAATAGCCTGCTACAGAATTAGGTGGGAAGACTACAAGGAGAAGAAATGGGTGCTGGACTACGATTCGTACCTTGAGCTAAGGCCCGCAAACGGGGTTAGCGGGTATTACGAGGTAGGGTCTGGCAAGCCAGGGCGGCACTGGGTGGAAGTCGATGCGGTTAAAGCAATGGCGATACTTGTGCGATGATCCCATATTCGGATTACGACAAACTGTGCGCAAGCCTTGGGGCAACCCCAGGAATGGGACGGGTGCGCATGGCCAAGGTATTTGGCGGCACAATTGCTGAAATGGAGTACCGCATAACCTACCTAAGGGGGCGCGTTGATGTTTGGGCCGTCCGCACTGGCCCCAATGCGCAACCCACCACGGATGGGGTTAAGGTTCTTACGGCATTTGCCATTGGCGACCTTGCCCCAATATGCGCGCACATACGAAAGTGCGCAACCGCAAGGCTCCCGTTCGGTGGGGATGCCAATTAACCCACACAACAAGTCACAATGCCAAACCCACACCACAACAGAAGGCGGGCAGCGGGTGCAAACCGAACCGCCAAAACCTACAAGCTGCGGACCCCGCTAACGCCCGAGCAAGTGGAGTCCGTCCACATTAGCCGTTTCCTGGCCCTTGCCCATTGCACGGCCATAGATATGGCCCTGCACGATGGGATAAGTTGGGAACTTATGAACCCAGATGAGCAGCGGGTGTGGAAGCACATAAAGCGGGTGAAGGACGAGATAATGAAGAGGTACACGGCAGGCATGCCCGAGTCCGAGCTTGACCAGCTGGAGGAGTTCGCGGGCGAGCTGTATGCCGCTTCCATGCGGTGCATCCACCGGGAGCACTAACTAGTTGTGGGTTTGTATATTTGCAACGCACCCAATACGCAACACAAATGGCAACATTGAAAGACACACCAATACCAAGCATCGTTTTGCGGGATCCAATTGCATCTGGGCAGGATGGCGCAAGGCCGGAGGCTGAATTCTCGCCGGCCCCCAAATTCACCCCTGTCGCGCTTGGCGAGAAGCTGGTTGTTCGGCATAAGTACGTCGGCCTAACCAAGACGGAGGAGGGGCTGATACTGCCAGCCGAGACGGCCGCCGCCCCGGCTATTAGCGAGGTGGTTTCAATAGGCGTCTTTGCCAAGGAGAAGCTGGGCGGGGCCCTAAGCGTAGGGGATTTGGTTGCGCACAGGAAGCAGTCCGGGGCCCCAGTGCCTTGGTTTGGGGAGACGCTCACCGTCCTTATGCCGCAGGACGTGCTGTTCAAGGCCGAATAGCCTAGGCTAGGTAAGCCCGTTCCTGATGGCTGCGCTTTCCTGCGAGAACCCTTGGTAGTCGGGGGACGACTTGAAGTACAGCGCCACGGCCCTGTTGACTATCTCGTTGTGCCTGTATGCGGGGAACCCACAGTCAACGTCGGCTGGCGTGGCGACGTACCCAGGCTGCGCCGACCAGTCCGATGCCTCCTGCGCCGTGTTCTGTATCTGGATCCCCCAAGGAAGTTTTAGGTACCTTATGTAGAGCCGGTATTTCCTGTCGTTGGGGTATATCCGCAGCCCGCTTGTTTGCTGGGGGCCGCCAGGGTTTGCGTTATCCATTACCCAGTATGGGGCGTACCAAATTGGCCCCCATACCGGGCGCGTAATGGAGTTGCGCAGCGTGGCCACAAGCTCCGAGTCCCGTAGGTATTTTGGTTCGCAGTAAGGCGGCTCCCCGTTGCACCCGTCTGTGACTATCCCCAGCTCTGTCACGATTTGCAGCCCTTGCGGGAATGGCCAGAACCCCTTGTTGTTTGTTTCCGGGTTCGGGGAGTTCTGCGGGGATGGCAGCGTTACCTCGAAAGGGGCCAAGTCCGTGGCGAACTTAAACTCCTTTTGGTAGGAAACAGGCGGTGGGGCCTCACCCCGCTTCCCGTGGTCCGGGTACATTAGCTCGTTCCACAGCTGCACCTGCGCCCTGTCCAGCCACTCGGCCACCTTCCACGTGCGCAAGTCGCCGGTATAGGCGGAATTTGCCAAGTCCAAGAAGGCGTAGTACATTTCCGTCGCTGTCATCCCGTAGCCCTAGGTTATTGTGGTTTCGACAAAGTACGTGAAGTGCCCGCGCAGGTTTGGGTTGCTGGTGGATGTGGTGGTGAGGATCACCGTCCCGTCTTGCGCGATGGAGTAGGCCCCGCAGTCAAGGGGCCAAGGGGAATTGGCAAGCAGCTGTTTCAGGGACGTGCCGTTTGGCGAGCTTGCGTTTGTTCCCGTGGCGTATATGCTGCTTGGGGTGAAGTTTGCCCCCAGAACCCCTAGCACAATGTTCACCCCCGCCACCCCGTAGGAAATGAACCCCCCCCTCAAAGAAACGAATGCCGTGTTGCCAACCCGCCGGGCCTCTATGCTTGGGGCCCCGTTTGCGGTTGGGGTGGGGGATAGGGTGGGGTTAAGGAGCAGTAGCGTTTCATTTGTGATGGGTATTGTCTCCTCCGCGCTAACAGACTGTACGCACTCGAGTATGTATTCGCACGACGGTTTGTACGGCGGCGGGGCGCATACCCATTGCCCAAGGCTGCTGTCCCACAGCAGTATGGATGTTTCCTTTGGGCTGCAAGGGGGTGGGGGGAACTCCCCGCAACAATTTTCCTGCTTCCGGCAGGCTGGGCGGGCGAAAGGGGATGGGGCCCCACAAGGTTTCTTTTTATGGCACGGCATGGCTGTTCGGTTTAGGTTACGTATGTAGTTTCATTTTGGGTTCCCAGTGTAAACGCCCCCACCCCCATTTGTTGGGCGTTGGGATGTGCCCGCCATCGTGTTGCCATTGCTGGAATGCCCAACATGGCCAACCCCCCCGCATGCGTTCGTTTCGGCAAGCCGCCTCAACTTGCGCAATGCCTTGGCCACTGGGTGGCAATGGCACGCGCCTGCAAGTATGGCCGCGCCAAGGGCAAGCCCAACGCCTGTCTGCTGCGTCGCCTTGGCCTTTGGCGTCCACCCCATTTTGGCCTGCGCAACGGCGCATAGGTGGAGGGCGGCGGCGGCTGTCTCGGCCTCGCATACGTCCTCGTTGCCGCAAGGGGCGCCCTGCGGCGGGATGGTGTGCGATGGGCACACGGGCCTTGGGGCGGCGCAGCATGGTTTGCGCGGTGGGGACGGGCGGCATCCGCAAGGGAGCGTGTAGGGGGCGAACCAAATGTTTTGCATACCTTGGCTAGCAACGGGTTACGGGGGCGCACGGATTGTTTGTCAGGAAGTCCACCTTTGCCTTGGCCAGCATCTCTTTTGCCCCGTTATAGTCGCCTTCCGCCAGTACCACGCGCACCGCCTGCATCGCCGCAAATATGCGCGCGCTTTCCGGGAAGCACGGGGATTCGGAGCACCCGGCGGATTCCTTCACATAGGCGCGCTCAAGCCTTTTCTGGAGCATAGGCATCCACGCGTCGCATACGCGGTCGGATATGGCCACTTCGGTTTCTTCCCCAACGATAGGCACTGTGCTGGTGGTGATGGAAGCGGTGGATGATGCGGTGCAGGTGGTGCCATCTAAAGCGCATTCCTCTAGGGTTATGGTTAGGAGGTCGACCGAATAGGCGTCAATGAACGTCTGCGTGAGGTATAGGTACACCCCGTCCGCGTTCGGCGTTGCAAACGCGTCGTCTGGGGATGCGCCAAGTATTGCAATGGCGTTGTTTATCCCGGCGGCCAATGCGATGGACGCTTCCTGCACGCTGGCCCCCACCGATACGGGTATGGCCGGGATGGACGTCCCAAGGAACCTATAGAGGGTGTTGATGGGGGTGGCGAACGCCCCGTCAAACATAAATATAACCCTATATATGTTTGGCCTGTTGAAGGCGTACGACAGGATTGCGCACACAATCGTGTCCTCGTCCACGCATGCCCCGACCGAATCCTCCCCTTCCTGTAGGTTGCCGACGTTTTCGGTGACAGTGGTGGATTCGAACGTCGGGTCCGTGCCCTCGCTTGGCTCCACGTCCAGATCGTAAACAAGCGGTATCCCGGGGTACGTCGACCGGATGGAAAGCCAGCACTCGGAAGGGCTGCACGGCGACGTCCCAAGCTGGAGTTCAAACATCGGCTGGCACCCAAGCGAGTTTAGGGCTTCCAGGTATTTGGCGTACAGCGCGTTGAATATGTTGCGGATTGTTTCAATGATGGCCTCCTCCAGGGAGGTCTCCGCATCCTCCGCCACTATATCCGCCTGTGCGACAGTGTGCGTGATAACAACGTCCCCCGCAATTGGGTCGTGAACCGTTATCGTGTACACCTGCCCAACGGCGTAGGATGTTGGCTGGTCCAGCGTGATTAGCCCGTCAATGGCTAAGCAGTCCACCTGGGCGGTTGACCCTGTGGTAAGGATGTTGCCGCAGGAGTCGAACGCAAGTATGTTGCGGGATGTGAGCCAGCTTGGGCGGATGTGTGGGCCCGCTTCGGTGACGTCTGACACGACGAAGCAGCCGCATTCGCCGCCCTGCGCCATGGCTAACTTGGGTGTGGTACAGTCGAAGGCTCCCACTGGCTGTCTTGTTTGGGCGAAGATACGTATATTTGGGATCTATATGGCAACACTCCGGGAATACCTTGACATGATTGAGCTTGAAGTTGGGCGGGGAAGCGTCTCGCACGACTTGAAGTTTGACCAGCGGGCCGCCAAGCTGTGGCTGGACTGGTATTCGGCCAAGGCGATGGACGATAAGGCCAAGGCGGAGGCGCGCGGGAGGACCGGGTATTCCCCGGCCATATACACCACGGCCGAGGTAAAGCTTTCCCCAGACCCGGGCAGGCCCCAAATGGTGGCGGGGACCATTCCGGTGGCCCCAATGGACCTGTTCCTGAACAACGGGGTGCACGCCGTTTACTATTACGGCCCGGATGGCTCCCCACAGCCGCTTGCGCAGGCCACGCCGGGCACGCAGCGGTTCTCGCGGGCGCAGCTGTTTTCCAAACCCCAGTATGCGCGCGTCGGACAGCGCATAGAGATTGCCCACGCCCCTTTCCTTGAACGGGTGTTCGTGGTCTACATTGGCAGCCCAGTCCCGGAAGGGGATGGGAGTTATCTTGACACGGAATACCCGCTCCCCCCTGACCTGGCGGGGGCGGTCGTGCTCCAGGTCGCCAAGAAAATGCTGGGGCAGGAGCTTGCCCCGGCGGATGCAACGAACAACGCAAGGGAGAACTAACGGCAAACAGGCTAGGCAATGAGCGAGTTCTATTCACCTGTTGTTGCTAACCAGGATGCGCCTTCCCGCTACCTGCCCGCAACGCAAATGGCCGCCATGGTTATGAACGAGACTGGTGTTTCGGAAATGCCAAAAGTCGGCGACAGGGACGATTTGTACGTGCAGTGGCTGTTTGACTGCAACCTGCAAATGGGGGTGCTGGCCGGTTCGGACGAGCCGCAGGTGCACGAGGCCGTAGTCGAAGGGCTTAAGGCGCGGCTGCCAAAGAACTACTTTGCCATACACGATGTGCGGGTGAAGGGGGAAAGCGCGCTGCCCATATGGGTGGGCATTGCCAGGTTCCTGTGCAGCCCAAAGTTCCGCAACGGCGGGAGGCCTTCGCAAGGCGCGTTCATCCTGAACAGCGCCGGCCCGTTCCACGTGTCCACATCGCAAAACCTAGAGGGCAGGACGCTGGTGTTCAGCTACTACGGGCCGCTTGTGGACGAGCACGGCATCCCGTACTGCGATTACCTGTACAAGGATGCCTACATTGCGTTCTGCGAATGGAGGCTGTCTATGTACACCAGGGGGGCGATAGACACGCAGCGCGCGCTAAAGCGGAGGTTTATGCTGGCCGCCGCCCATTGCGCCGCGCAGGGGTTCAGGGCGGAGGTCAGCAAGGACCAATGGGACTTCATCGTGTCGAACTTAAAGAACCCCTACTATTTCGGTTCGAACCCATACACAGCCGCCGCATCCCAGGCAAACTGGGGCCCGCACATCCGTTTCCCGTTTGGCCGGGTGGGTTCATCCTGGCCGTTAGGCACGTAGCTGGCATGAAGTTGAACTGGGAACGCGTCACATTGGCCGCATTGGCGGCGGCGGCATGCGCGCTTGGCGTTTGGCTTTGGCGTGCGCATGGGGAGCTGGAGGCGTACAGGGTGGGTATCGGGCACCCGGCCCCCCCAGACACCGTGCGCAAGCGCGCCTTCAAGCCAGACCCAATCCCCCACGGTGTGGAAGAGCCCCCGCGCGTCGTGGTTGTTTACGAAAGCCGGGACACGGCCCTGCGCAAAAGCATAGAGGCGGGGGATGCGATTGCCCAGGTGCAGGTAGACAGGCGGATGCTCACAATCACAACCGTATCCCCGGACGGCACCGTGCGGGGGGCCGAGTACAGCCTTAAGGATATCCGCCGCGGGGTTGTGGCGCACGACGGGACGGCAAGGTTTGAGCGCCGGGCCAAGCGGCGCAAGGTTGCCAAGCGCGTGGCCGTGGCCGCCGCCGCGGCTGGGGCCGTCGTAGCGGCTATCTTGCTGGCCAAGTAGTTGGCAATACTTATATTGCGGTGTTTATTTGGCTTATGCGCAACATCCCCACGCAGACAATAGTCCCAATTGGGGGGATGAACAAGGATTCATCCCCGGAGGTCATCAAGGATGGCAAGTACATCCACGCGGAGAACCTAGTCCCAACCGATACGTTCGCGGACGCTGCCGGCATCCAGGGCGCAGATTACGGGCATGCAACAAGGCTGTCAACCGCCCAGTCGGACAGCCTTGTTGGCACCCTCCCCCCCATCCCCACACAGGGCAGGTACAAGTGCTGCTTCGAAGTGACCACGCCAGGCGACCCATACCTGCTTGATCTGACGGTGGAGTTTTTGATTGACGGCACGGGCCCGGTTACGGGGACGGTGTTTAGCCTCCCGTCCCCGCAGTGGGTGGCTGACTTGGCTGCCATGATTAACTCCGACCCAGTCGTCGGGGAATGGGTGTTTGCGGCAGAAAGCTGCGGGTGCATAACCATCCGCCCGCGTTCGTTCCGGGTTAAGTCCCTGACCGTTTACTCCTCTGGTGGGTTCAACATAACGGCAACCATCACACAGGACGATATCCCAGGGCAGCCGTCCCACTTCCCAATAGGGTGGGGGGCCACCAACGATTACTGGGTTTTGTTTACAACAGCGCCTGAAAACCATTTGCCGGCAGACACCACCCCGTTCAACTATGGGCAAGTATGGGTGTTCAAGATAGACCAGGCTGGGGGCGGCATTGGGATCCCCACCACGGATGCCGACCTGGATGAATGCGTTGCATACCACGGGGAGCTCAACTTTTCTAGGCTGCACCAGATGACGTCCGTCGAGGTCGTCCCGGAAAGCGACTGCCTGCTGAATGTGGTTTTCACGGATAACTACAACCCTGTCCGCATACTAAACGTTCTGGACCAATGGAAGACGCGCCTCCTCACCCCAGGCCAGCTGCGCCTTGCGCAGCCAGAGGCCAAACTGCCACCCATTGTTTTTATGGGGCAGGGAAACGGCTCGTTGCCGCACGGGGCATTCTTTTATACGTACCGCCTCATAGGGACCACAAACCAGCGGTCCATATGGGCGCAGCCGACCATCCGCATAAACAACCTGATCCTCAACACAGACCCATCCGTTAACGACTACCAGTACACGCGGGCGTTCGCGACTGGCGCGCCAGGCGGCGGCGGGGCCGGGGCCTACGACGTCGGGAGCCCCACAAGCAACAGCAACCAGCTCCGTATCGAAGATGTGGATACCACCTATTCTGTCGCCGAGGTGGTGTGCCTGTACTGCGAGACGCTTGACGGGCCGCCAACGGAGGCGTTCATCATAGGGAGGTACCCGATAAATGGGCCTATAGTGGAGTTCTCCCATACAACAAT